CAAGATAGATTCTAATTAGTTAAATAATGGCAGCATATATTAGTAACATAGTAATTGATGCTGGTGCTGACTTTGACCAAGTTTTCAATTTAGAAAGTTCATCAAATGCACCTTTAGATTTGACTGGTTTTACAGCCACCTCAAAATTAAAGAAACATCCTGCTTCTTTAAACGATAAGGCAACATTTGCAGTTTCTTTTCCAAATAGAACACAAGGCGAATTAAAAATTGCTTTAGGATCGTCAATTACATCTACCTTAAAGGCAGGTAGATACAGTTATGATGTGTTATTAAATGATGGTTCGTTAAAAACGAGAATCGTTAGTGGGAGTGCAATTGTTACTGCTGGAGTTACTACAGGTTAATTAATATGGCTGATATTAAAGTCAGAGTCGGTTCAAGAAACGCTAACAAAGTTATATCCACAATATCTGGTGGTGGGCAAACTTTGGGTGGATTATCAGATGTTGATATATCTGGTGGTCTATCAGATGGAATGGTATTAGTTTTTAATGCAGCAACGAATAAATTTGAAGCAACTATAGACTTGACACCAGGAGCATCACAAAATTTAAACATTAATGGGGGAAGTTTTTAAATGGCCAGCATAATAAGAGTAAAAAGATCGACTGGCAATGCTG